AAAAATAGGGGAAGGCTTTTACACCTCCCCCGTATAGAATGAAACAGGATTTAGATTGCTCCGTAGATAGCTGCTCCAGGTTGGAACTGAAGAAGTTCGCAACGAGCCTCGCAACGGAAAGTGATGAGGTTCTTGATGAAGTCATCCTGATCGAACTCAGTAGACCTTACTGCAAGACCAGATTGTTGAGCAATGGCAAACTTTGTAGAGTCCATCACATAAATCTTGGAGGCAGTTACAAGGCTATGAGGTATAACAGGAACACCCGCGATACGTACATTACCATTTTGGTCTATTACCATTCCACCAGGTACTGAGTAGTCAGACGGCTTGGTTTTAAGCAAACCTGCCCAACCTGCATGAGTAGTCAATGCGATGTTTGCAGTCCAATTCGCAGCACCCAATTGAGCGAGGTAATCAATGAACTTCTCAGCAGTGTTAGCACCACTTGAAGAACCTGCGGTAGCTGATGCAGCAATTGCATTCAGGTAGTAGGTATCTTCAGCCTTTTGAAAGTCTTCAATCAAAGACTGTTGCAAGTAAGCCTGAAGGAAAGGCAGATCATCAATCATCTGACGAGATACCTTAGCGTAACCTGCGATGAAAGACAATGCGGTGTTAACCACAGTTACATCATAATCAACTTGAGGCTTTGCAGAACCTTCAGTTTGCTTACCGAAAGAACCTTCGCCTACTGGAGTATTACCACGTGGGAAAGATACTGAACCAGTGCTAACAGGTATGATGTTGAACACACTGCGGAGGTGTGGATTCACGAATGAACGCAGAGCAGGATTGTCAACATAAGATGTATAAACAGAACCAGTGAGGTTGTTAGCAATGGTCATTGTGCCAACTGCTTTCAGGTCAAGGTCTGCTGAGAAACCCTTACCATTAGTACGAGCAGCATTTTTGATTTCATTGTAACCTTTCTCAACAACGTTAGCAATCTCAGCTTTGATAGCGTTAATATGCTCTGCGTAAGAAGTTGCTACTTTGCTTTCAGTCTTAGCGTTGATTTTACCAAGAGCAGCTTTAGCTTCCAAGGCTTCTTTACGAGCCTCTTCAAGAGATTGGTTGTTCTTTACAAGTTGCTCATTGATTTGCTCAATGCGTGTTTCGAAGGCTTTAGCAGCCTTTTCGTTTTCTGCTGAAACGGCAGCTTTTTGCTCCGCCAGTTTGGATGCAAGAGCATCCTCAAATTTTTTTAATTCTTCCATTGTTAAATGTTTTTTATAATGTTTATAAATGAGTCCACTGGCACTTTTATCTCTTTTCCCTGCTCTGGCTCTTCATCAGTAACCATCGTGGTACTCATTTTTTCAACCGCCTGTGCGAGTTGTCTGACTTTTATTAGACAAAGTTCAATCGTTTCATCAGTGACATCACTATCTCTGATAAACTTTTCAAAATTACGAATATTCTGCTTATGTTCTACAAGGTCAGTTATTGACTTCATATTAACAATTGGCGTTGCCTCATTTGCCCCCCATGCGGTGAGTGATGAACCTTCAAAAAGCATCACCTCATGAATCTCATTTGCTTCAGCATTCTTTTGCTCACGCAGAATACGAAATCCGATTGAATGCTCTTTGATGAGGTCTGATTCCACCATCTTGATGAAGTCCTGACCAAGTTTGTGACTGCCTATCTTTGAACGGTAGTACAATCCGTAGTTATCTTCCTTCAGTTCAATGATTTTACCAAGTGGCTTACTTGGATCATGGTTCATCAGATGTTTTACTCTTCCCTTCGCCTCTGGCACCCAGTCTTGAATTGAACGTTTAAAGGCACCTGGCATCATAATGTCACCATCTGAGTCTATATTTCCGAATGCGGAGAAATATCCTGTGACTATACCTTGTTTTGCATCAACGTCTTTGATGTCTATTGATTGATGTTTATAATTGTATATCATACTTTTTTTATTATCTATTTGATTAAGTTTACTAATTGCCCATTCAATACCTGCATCACCACCCCATGCATCCCACATAATTCCTCCACATCCCTCATCGTATGGCACGTCTTTATTCTGCTGATGCCTTTTAAATGATGCCATTCTTGCTATTGTGTCACGTGAAATGCGTTCTCTTTTTGCCAACTGATTCGCTCTTGCCCATCCAACAGGAGTACCACAATCACTTCCATTCTCTTCTTTATACTTTAATGCCCTCTTTGCGTTATTAGTAGCAGCCTCTGGGTAATCGTTGTAGGTTTCTTCTTTCATCCCATCATACTCCTCATCCTCCTCCTCAGCCAAATAAGCCACATAGGCTCTTTCTGCTGATCCTCTTGAGGTGAATACGCATTCACCTTCTCCAATCCTATATTTCCCGTTGTCGCATCTTGTTATCGGCATTATGATATTATTTGAGCTTCATTTAATCTTGGTTTCCTTAAAAGCCTACCATTGGCATCTCTCTTTGGAATAAATCCAACAGTGCAACGGCAATTGATTGTGAATCCGGCAGGTGCAGTTATATCACCTGGCTGCATTGCCACCACAGGCTCACCCTTCTTACCCGTTGAGGTGAATGGCTCTTCAAACGGCACAACAACACCATCCATCTGCACGTGATCGAATTCATCCTCTGGTATTCTTCGTGTCCGCTTATCCCTTGCAGAAATCCATTCTTTATCTACATAAAATCCATGCGCCTCCGCTCCTTTCATTGCACCTATGTTGCTTGACCGCATGACCTCCGTTCTCACAATCCTCCTTGCCCTCATTGCTGAATATGCGAGATTCTCATCAGAAAGAATGAGTTTCACAATCTCATCTACGCCTAATCCTTCTTCGATGCCTTTGGTCACGATGTCTTTTAGTTTCTTCTTAGTCGTTGAGGTTATATCAGCCACTAATACAAATCCTTGCTTCAGCAAAAACTCCAACACCGCATCAGTCCACTCACGATTGAATCCGAATGTTTCAGCCTTTTGCGCCTCAATCCTCAATGCCCTATAAACACTATTGCCAAATAGTAAAACTGATTCTTTGTAGAGTGCTTCAAATATCTTGAGCATCTCCTTATCCCACAAATCAAGACCAAGGCGTGAACGCGCAGCATCAATGCCGATGACTTCGATGTCACGAGCGAACCTCTTGAAAGTATTCCAAACAGATTGCTGAACCTGCTCAAAGTACTTTTTATCAAGACCTGCTCTGAGTCTCTCGGTTTTCATCCAGTATTCCTTCCTCTGCTTTGCATTCATTTTCCAACTTTTGTTTATATGATGCCCTTAGTGCATCCATCATCCTTCTTTCTATCAAGCAATTCCGTTCTGCTTGTGTTTTTGGGTATTTCTCATATACCATTTCCATTATTGTCATCGGGTACTGTTAAGTCCATCATTGACATTTCAAGTGGCATCATTCCTCCGCTTACATAGGATGAGGCATAAGCACCTCCTTTCTGTTCATAACCCATCGCAGTCCTCTTCTCATCAAATGTCAGCCAATCGGCTTGTTTAAGCTGAGAAACCATCTTCTCCATGTCTGATTGTAGTTCTGGGAGTGCAGATATATCAAAGTCAATGTAAACGTTTTCACCAAATCTTGGAACGAGCCATGCGTTTAATTCATCCCTTAACTCCGCACAAAGTGGAGCAATGGTGTTGGTGATGAGGTCACGCATACCATTCGTGTAGTTGTTGTATGATGAGGTATCAGTATCGAACAACACAATAGGCATTCCGAATACCCGACACCATTGGTGGAGTGTCATTTGCAAAGTCTTCACAAGTTCCATGTCAACTGATGATAACCCGAAATTGAGGTAGTTGTACGGATATTGCATAACGCCAACAGAACCTTTGTTGTCCGTCCCGTTTATCCTCTCATTAATTGCCCTTTGAATTATTGACGCCTGTTCTGGTGTCATCTGAGGGATGTTGTTATTCACAGGCTGCGGAACGAGCGCACCCTTAGAACCTCCATTTTGAGTCATCTTAGCACTCGCATCCGCTGCGTTGTTTGACATACGGAGTAGTTTCCACGCTGAACGAAGTGGTGAAACACCTCTAAGGTGAGAACGTGTCACATCGTTAAAGTCTGGATTCCAAGACTTCCAATGACATACATTTGCCTTTGGTATGTTTATCCCTTGAGCCACCATTAACTTATAACCTAACAATCCGTATAAATCATTCGGATCAGGATATATCTCAAGGAATTGAGTTGGCAATACATTTAGTTCAACGAATTTGCCATTCTCTATGTTTCCATCGTTTCCGTAGATATTACCTTCACCGCTGAGGATTCGGTAACCGAATAAGTTTTGAAAGAACTGGTCTTGTGCTTGTTGTGGATTCGGTTTCTCTAATAATTTAGCCAATGGTGAATTAGTTACCATATTCTCCTCATAAGCATTCTTTCTCTCGATCAAAGCACGTTCAAATGCTCCTTTGTTATGCAGACCTTTGGATAGTTGCTTGTAACGCTCTAATGATGTTTTCGCCTTCTCGCCTCCCTTCATCTTGTACACGTACCAAGGTATTGAACCTGCTTTACGTGCAAGGAATGTGACGATGGAGTAAACATCCGAATTACCCATGTATCCATCAGTCACATATGCCTCAGAGTAATACGGCTGAAGTACAACACCATTAACGGTCTGAACTTCTCTTTGCGCTCCGATATTCGGATTTAGCCCTTTCTTTTTAAATATATCTAAAATACCCATATTATTACATTATACCCCATGTCAGTTGAGGTGCGTTTAATTTCGTATATACACTATATCGAAGTCCGTCTATTGCATGATCCATGAACTTCACAGGCTCATCAAGTCTCTTGCCGTTCTTATCGGTTTTCCACTTGTAGTTCTTGAGTTCCTTGATAAGATTTGCTGATGTATCCAACACAAAGAACGGCAAAGATTTTATCTTTTGGATACCAACGAATACATCTTTGTTTGATGGCTTCGCATTAAAACCATTCCTTACAAGTTCTTCAATGGTCTTCGGCTCTGCTGAGTCACAAAATATCTCATCATACGCTGATATCCCAAGATTCTTGATACGTTCTACAAGGTCATTCGTGGTCAGCTTAGTCTCATAAAGCATCTCCTCTGCGTAAATACCACCATCATGAAATACCACTTTAACCATTGCCGATGGGTTGTTAAATCCAAAGTCCAACCCGTAAACCGTCTCACCTTCTGCCATCTTCGTCACTGGCCTCCAATGAGTGTAAACTGTATCATTCTGATTGCCTTTCTGCCCTAATCCGTACACGAGCCAGTAATTCTCATCAGCATCCTTTAGTCGTTCAATCTCTGCCACAAGTTCCTTCGGTAAGAATGGATTGTCTTTATAGGTGGTGATGAAAAAATCAGCATCATCACGAGGGATCACTTTATCGAACACCCAATGATACTCGTCTGAAGGATTATAATCCAAAACGATTTTACCCTCAGTCCTCATGGTTAACTGCACCCATGCCTCATAAGACATTTCTGTGCATTCGTTCATGAATAAGTAGGTTCTCTTCCTACCACGTATTTTATGCGGTTGGTCAACGGAAACAAACTCAACCAGGTTACCATTGAGATTATAGGTCTGCTCAGTCTTATTGTGATTCGACTCATCGTAAATCCCCATCTTGAGCAGGATTTCAATGAAATCACGCAGAACAGAACCCTTGATGCTTGGTAGTGACTGCCTCACAATCGAAAGCGTTTTACCCCTTTCCTGAAGGAGTTTAATTATAAACCACAGGATTATGTTGTACGTTTTACCCGAACGTGATCCGCCCTGCATTACTGTAATGCGGGAAGACGAATCCTTTAATAATTCGAAAACTTTACTGGTTTGTATTTTCTGCGGTTGCCCCATTGATTATTTCTACAACTAATCCTGATAAATTGCCTTCGATTGTCTGCTCTACTTTCTTAATTGGTTCGCCAAGGTAGTATTTCACAAAGAGTTTGATGGCTTCCATATCCTTCTCTTTTATCTTCTCACCCCAAGCCTTGAAGGCGTCAGGTTCAAATACAGATAATTTCTCCATCTGCTCCTCTTCATCCATCCTCTTTTTTCGACCCGCTCCAGGTCTCTTTCCACCCCAACCTTTAACGTTGCTCATGATTCTCGTTTTGTTTATTCAAGACTATTGCGTGCATATCGTGTGTAAAGCCTTTAGAGTCCACTTCTTGCCTCTCAAATATCCTCAGCTTTATCCACCCATCATC